CCATGCACTTGGGGCCGTCACACCAAATGCTGATTTGATTTGGTTTATGGGGGCAGATTTTTTCTTTAGCCTCTTCAGGCGTCACATAATGTGGGTTGTCAGTCATTGCACTGGCCCTTCTGGCTTGGCATTGCTTTCCATAATGACAGATGAAAATACCATAGCAGCTTGACTACGATCTGGTTCAGTCATTTGGTCTAATGTAGCTTTAGTAAAGGCTGATAGGATATGCAGTACCGTGCCAAGAGTTAAGCCATCAACTGCCGCGCCGATGGCATCATATGCCGCAATGTGGCGCTCCTGCTTCTTACGTTCCATGTGTTCTTTAAGGTCTATAGTCATAATGGTCTCCGTTAATATAGTTTTTTAATCGTCTTCCTATCCATGCCATCACTGGCACGGCCATAGAATTGCCTAAGGCTTTATATCGGGGGCCATCGGCAGCATTGGGTATAGCCGTATAGTCATCTGGGAAACCTTGTAGGCGTTCACATTCCCGTGGAGTCAGGCGGCGGACGGCCATTCCAGTTGATACTGCTGCAAGATTACTTGTTTTTTGGTTCCCTTTAAGAGTGACACTTATTTCCGAATTGTCTCCCATCCCATGCGATCCTTCGTTTGCGTAAAATGAAGTTGCCATTGGTTGCGCCACTAAAGGCGTCTGATTGCTAATCCCAGCAGTTCCACCCGTATTGTGGCAAGTAAGGAATGGCTTTTCTAATGCGCCTCCTTCTGCATTTCCCAAATATACAGGCTGCGCTACAAGATCAGTGGCATTCTTGTAATCCCTTGCACTCATAGTTGAGGCTATATTGGCTTCCCCGTATTCATCACTGCGTTGACGGTCAAAGCATTGCGCAATTGTGGCGGCAACTTCTTGCCCCTCTTGTCGGCTCGGCGGAGTATCCCGGCGCAGGCTTTCGCGCTCAAAAAGAACTTCTGCGGGATCAAATCCGTCTCTAGCACTCGCGACAACGAACACACGGCGGCGTCGTTGGGCCACTCCGAAATATTGGGCATCAAGGATTCGCCATGCCGCTGTTCTTTTGGGTCCAACAGCCATACCTGCGTTTGTCCACTTGCCCCTTGGTGGAACGAGGGGCGTATCATTTCCCGTAACCGCGGCAAGAAAGCATCCGAAGGCGTTGTCTTTGACGGAGAGGACTCCTGGGACGTTTTCCCAGACAATGACTGTTCCGTGTCCAATAGGCCGAAGATCGTCAATTGCATCTGCCAATCTCACAAATTCAAGGGTCAAATTGCCACGATCATCATCAAGGCTATTGCGTAATCCGGCAACAGAAAAAGCTTGGCAGGGCGTGCCGCCAACTAAAACATCAGCATTCTTAATCCAGTCATGTTCCCGCAGTAAGGTAAAATCACCATGCAAGGGCACATCAGGATAATGATGTTCTAAAACTTTGCGGGGAAATTTATCAATCTCACTAAATGCCAAAGCTTCCCAACCAAGGGAATGCCAAGCAACAGTGGCAGCTTCTATGCCGGAACAGACAGATAAATATTTCATGTAATTTGCATAGCGTGTAAATATTGCGGGGTCAAGTACCGGAGTCCCAAGACTGTAGATAAGTTATACCGGGGTAGGGTCCGCATATAAGTACCCCCACCCCACCCCTGCCCCGGAAATACATGGTGTCCGTTGCCCACACAATAGGTAGACACCCAACTAAGCCTCACACGGAATCAACATGAGGGGGCAACAGGATACGCCGCCAGCAACAGACCACCAGCCATTGTCCTGCATTAGCGTAGACTACTCAAGCTACAAGAACACCCAAGCAAGGCAGTCATGTAGCAAAGCAGGCATTGCCCTACAAGGAATATTTTGTCGGGCAATAACTAACATAGGGGTATCAGTAAGGGGCAGTCTATAGCACTAAGTGATACGGGGAAGGCTATTTGCGTGGGATGTAAATAGGTGTGGGGTGATTTTTGGGGTATGTGCATTTTGTGTGCTTGGATCCGCACCCGGGCCTTGCCTATTAGGGTGGGGTACCTCACTACCCCACCTACCCCTACGTAAGCTGACGTTACGTCATGCCGTTACGTCATGCCCATGCGTAAGCTGACGTTGCGTCACGTGACGTTACTGTAACGTAAGGCATGACGTTGCTGTAACGGAAGCAAGCGGGCCTTAGGTTTACGTTACTGTAACGTAAGCTTGACCATACTGTAACGTAAGCATCAGCACGCAAGCTTGACCATGCGTAAGCTGTAGCACACAGGCATTAGCATGTAAGCATCAGCATTGCCATGCTCGTGCTTCCATGCCCAAGCTTACAGGTCGTCGTCGTCAGGGCTAGGCAAGGCAATCTGGTCCAACATGCCCTGCAATTGCGTGCGCTGGTCGTAATCCAACTGACCCACATTAATAGCCTGCATGGCTATAGCGCCACCATTCGCGCCAGTGACTTCGTGCTTCAGCATGTCGCCATACTTCTTTGGCCTTAGCTTGCCTGCAGCCCATTTGCGCACGTCTATTTGCACCCTGGCAACTTGTACCTGTTCATGGGAAGCGTCATCAGGCAAAGCATCAGCAATGAAGATCGTCTCGTCAAACAGCGTGTCTGCTTGAGCATCGCGCGCATAAGCGTATTGTTTAGCAAAATCTGGATTGCGCGCTAACCATTTCCGTATTGTGCTTCCGTCAGGCATGTCAGGATCTGCACAAATCTTGCGCATGCTTTGTCCGTTCGCGAGCCTGTCAAGGAATATATCCGCAAGCTCCTCCTTGAACACGCAGTTTCTGCCACGCGTGCTTGTGCCTGTCTTTGGCAATATGAAATCCCGTTGCCCTGTGGTCTTGGCCTTTGTTTTAACCTTGCCTGTTGCCTTCATTAGCCTGCCTTTAAATGCATGCGGGACAGACTGCTTTAGCCTGTCCCGTCTTTATGCTTCACCATGTCTTATGCTGCTTCGTCTGGCTCGTCACCATCGTCGTCTTCGTCCTCATCATCCTCTGAGAACTCTTCTTCTTCCATGCTGTCTTCTACATATGCTAATGTTTCATCAATACGATCCATAGCCTGTAGCAGGAAGGATTGCTGTTCTGTCCACTCAAGCAAATCAAATTCATCTGCCCAGTCAACGCTTACAACAACTTCGTCATCCTCATTCTTGCCAATGCTGAAGGTTAACATAGGTACGTGATCTTCTGTATCTAGTTCAGTCATGATTACACCTCTAATGTTTAGGCTTGAATTGCACTACATTTTCCGCGCCAGGAGAATGCTCGTCAGTTTCCGTGACTTCTAATTCCACCATCAAATCCTGCATAAGATCAATGATTGCAGTCAATGTGTTAGCCTGAACATGCTCTGGCCAGTCTCGAGGTGAACCCCGCATCTGCATTGTGACTGATCCCGTAGCATTCTCATTAAACCAAAGATATCGCATTCACGTAACCTTATATGAAAAAGATGTGACGAATCAATCACATAGCAAGATTACCATATGCCCGATCGTCAGCCAAGATCAGCCATGCAAATTAGACATACCAGATATGCTAAAGTATGTGTTGCAATAAGCATCAGCATATGAGATAACAGCATCACTGAAGACAACAACAACGGAGCAAACAAATGGCCTGGAAGAAATCAACCACAACGAAACACACATGCGGTGGACCGACATTTGGTCGTCTTACCGCAGGATGCCCACGCTGTGACCAGCTCGCCAATGGTGCTGCTCCTGTGCAATGGGCAAAGCGCGACAATAGCAGATTGCACGACATTCGTAATCATTGCTGCATCCAGTCAAAATGCAGTTTTGTTTGCACGTTTGGTGACTGGTAATTTTAACCTAAGGAGAACAACAATGCCAAAGCTTTTTAACGTCATTTACCGCACTGGTGGCACGCATAATTGCAAATGGATCCGTGTCTTGGATGCGTACCCAATTGACCAGGCTCACACCATTGCTGCTTCCATTGAGCGCATGGGTTACCGCACAGTCATCCATGACACGGATACAGTGCGCGCTATTGGCCTGCCGATCGGATGGGATCCTGATAGCGTTGACTGGGTCAATGACCAGATCTTTACCGATCGGTTTCAAACCCACCACATCAAAAGCAGTCATGCATAATTGCATGTCAGGTATGCAAATAAACATGCTAAAGCTTGTTGACATAGCGCAAGCTTTAGCATACAACAAAAACACCAACAACGGAGATAACAAAATGAATACCGAACACCTTGCAACAATTAACGCATTTCCCAACAAGTTTGGCACGTTCACTGGCGCCATTCGTAACGAATCAACCCGCGAAGTTATTCGTGAACGCTTCAA